AGATAGTTGCCCCTCACGTAGCATTCTATTAGCGGTATGTTGGCATTAAGATACATTGTGTTTTTTCCTTGGTTGGTTTTGTTTCTGTGGCACGGTTATGATGGGCTTGCCTTGGTTCCTATATGGACTGTAAAGATCCAACAGCTCCAATCCTCGCTGGTGTGATACCTTTTTTAATTTTATCAATGCTCTCCTGGCACGTTCAGCATATCTCCTGCTGGGCCTGTCCATTAGTTTTTGATGCTGTGTGAAATACTCTTGCACCAGCAGTCTTATCTGCTCGTGCCTTGCACTCTCTACTGGTGCTCTATATAATGCTTTGATTCCCATATGGATCTATAGTATATATTCAAATCCATTTTCCCTGTCTAAAAATTTCATGTCCACCATCAGCATACCAAAGTTGTGATTGAGCCAGTGTGTGATCTCGTTGATGTCAAACTCCTTGCAGGAATACACGTCCAGTTGGATCACATTGGGCTTGGGCTCATTCCAGCAGTGTATGGCTATGTGTGATGTCTCTATGATGCAGGTGCCTGACCAACCCACGTTGCCCTCGTTGGCGCAATAGGCAGTGAAAGGACCAGCCAATACCTTCATGTCTATCCTTGACACTAGATCTAACAACGCTGAGTCCAGATCAAAATCTTTGTTGGGTGCTTGATCAACCAATGCCCTGATCAACAGATGCTTGTGCACCAGCTTTGGTTGCATTATGTGTTAGGATGTGTGACCTTACGAATTGGCATCTTCTATCTCCAATTCAACGTCTTCATCTTCTCCAGTCACGGTGACCTCAGCCGCCGCGCCTGTGTTTTTCTGTATGTTTGGATTGACCGTGGTCTTCAATAATGTTTCATCCACGCCCAACAGGTCCAATATCTTGGAATCTATCGCTGCCTTGACCCTAGGATCCGCTGGATTGGTGTCCGCGGCCTTCTTCAATATGTCTATGTCCAAGCTCTTGTCCCTGAAATGGAACGCCTTGGGATATTCAATCTCTCCATCAAACGTCATGCCCTGCCATTCAGCAAAGTATCTCCATATCTGCTCCTCAGCAAGTTCCAGGTTTTTTGCCTTCTCGTTCAACTTGGCATCCAATAGAACAAATTCACTCTGCATGGCCACACCTGACATCTGCCTGGTCTCAATGGCCCTCACTGCGCCAAGATGAGCCATCCTGTCTATGCTCTTGATGGTCTCGTCCATGGTCTGTAATATGGCCTGTAGGTTCTGTCCTGATGGTTGCAGTATGTAGGGTTTCAAATTGGCATCCATGTCAGCGGGCATCTCAATGATGGCACCCGCTCCTGCTGATGCCTGTGTCTCTGGTGTCTTTACCAATGTTGGATGGTTTGTCAATCTTATCAACTGCTCCGCTTCCGCATACAAATTGTAGAGGAAATTCTGTGCATCAGATATGTCAGCCAGGTCGCTGACGCCAATTCCTTTCAACGGTGATCTGTTGGCATAGACCCAAACCGCTGGTATCCTGCCCAAGGGATTGACCTTGCGTTCAATGTCTTCTATTGGTTTTGATTTCTTGGGATAATAGCTCTGTAATATTATCTCGTCTCTGGTCCAAGTTCTTATGTAATAGGTGGTGTCCTGTTGATAGCTTCTCTCTTCTTGTTCTAAAAATCTCACATAGTTCAATTCATACTTGCCGCTGGGCATCCTGATGAAGCTCCAGTCTAAAATATTTTCTGGAGTGTAGATTGTGACATAGGGCCTGATGCCCTGTTGTAGCTCTTCAGCTCTCGTGCCCACTTGTGTTTCTGGCCTATCTACCAGTACACAGCAATGGCCAAAGATGCTGGACTGTATGTTGACGTCCTGTATGAAACTGTTCCAGCTCCTGCCGTCCATGTCAGCATCCTTCAAGAACTGTTCAAGTTCTGGCATGCCTGTCATTGAACCAAAATCTCTTTCTGGCTTATGCCTGAACAGGAATGAATTGTATATGTGTATCACTGCCTTGCAGTGGTTGTCCAGGGGCGTCTGTGCTATCCTGTTGGTGTAGTCAGCGTCACTCTCAAAAATATATTTGGTTAGATATTGCCCCATCTTGTACTGCACGCCACCAAGATATGACGCATTGTAAAAACGCCAGCGCCTTATGTGATTGTGATATTCTTCGTGTACGGGCAATCCTTGGGTGTTGTGATTACCAGCACTGCGGTCTTGATTTACGAAACTATAATCTGCCATGTGTCCTTCCCACTCTCACGTTGAATGCGGTTGTGTTTGATGGTTCGTGATATCTGTTTATTGGAAATAAGAATGAAATGAGGTATCCAAGAGCATCGTTCATATGCGAATATAATCCTGCCTCTGGCACATTGGTACCTTCTTTGAAGCATTGTTTTTGTATGCTATTTAACACATTGTGACACCTTGGATGTATTATTATGCCTCTGATTCCAGCCGCTGAGTTAAGTTTGCTGTTGACACAGTTTATCCTGTCCCTCACCGCCATGTGCCTGTTGTTGAGTTTGCAGATGAAACCAGCATTTTGCAATATGCTTAGGTCAGTCCTTCCACCAGCTGATGATCGCCTCTGGCGACAGGCTGGATCTGGATACATAAAGATCTTCTTGTTCTTGTATCTGTTGTGTATCTCCTCGCACAGCTCGTCTGTGTTGGAGCCATACATGGATATCTCATCAAAGATGTGCACCACGTTGTCCTTGATGTAGCTGACCACTGAGCTCATTGGCGAAATGTTAAAATCCTGTCCCACGTGCAACATTGTGACGTCCTCTGGAACCTCAAATGTCTTGACGTTGTGTTTGATGTCAAAACCATAATACACCACTCCGCTAAAGGTCTCCCACGTGGCCTCGTACTCCTGCCTGAAAACTTTCTCTGATAGATCCTTGCGTGCCTGCTCTATCTCGTGTTGATCAACCCAACCGCCCTGCAGTGTGGTGAACTGCCAGCTCTTCCAATCTGGATTGCCCATCTGTCCCTGTTGATATAGATCATAGAACCAGCTCAGCCCCTTGGGCGTGCCGCAGAACAGGGCCTTGCCCTTGGTGTCTGAAAGGGTGGGCCTAAGTGTTGCCGTCCATGCCTCTTGTTCAATGTCCGCACACTCATCCATGACTAAAAAATTTATACCCACCCCCCTCAGTGAATCTGGATTGTCTGCCCCCCTGAGACAGATCCTTGATCCATTTTTCAATAAAATGGTCAGCTCAGCCTCATTGATGGTCTTGGCCCATCTCAAATCTTTAATAATTTTTTTCAATTGAACCCAAGCAATCTGTTTTGCTTGCCTGTAGCTGGGTCCTATGTACCAACACAGCTGGTTGGGCGTCCTTGCCTGATAACACAGTTCTCTTATGGCCAGTGTGGTCTTGCCAAATCTCCTGCCAGTGACCAGTACCCTAAATCGTGAGCTGTCCTGTGCCACGGACTGTTGCGGATGTGATAGTTTCATAGCTATTCATTGGGCCAAGGCAACGGTTCCTGGCTCTCTGCGTCAGTTGGTGTGTCCTTCTGATCCAGGTAGTTCTTGCCAAGGAATATCAACATACGGACGTCACCCTTCTCCAGGGCCACTTCCATCTGTTTCCTACGCAATGACTTCTTGCCTTCTGCCCTGCCGTTCTCAATGATGTCCTTGTATCTCTTCTTGAGGTTGTCCACTGACGTGCCCATCACGGACGCTATCTCTTCATAGCTACACATGATTGAGGCCAGTTTGGTTATCATCAGCACGTCTAGTTTGTATGATGTCTTTTTGATCTGTGCCATTATAAATGCTTCTCCGTTATGATGATCCTGAATCTCCGCTTGTCAGTGTCACCGTTTGACGTCACTATGGTCACGTCCACGTTGTAGATGTTGTTGAGTGAGCCGTTCCTCAGCCTCACGCTGACCACGGCGCCCGCTACCAGCACGTCAGTGGCTGAGTTGGTTGGGAATGCCAAGGGACTGGTGTCGCCAGCGATGCTCTCTATGCTCACACTGGCTGAGCTGATGGCATCTCCTGAATTGAGATAATCAGTGAAGTCCACTGCATATTTTATGTTGGCTGTGGGGGCCTTCTCTATAAAAGCACCCTCGTTGTCTCTCTTAAATCCTGTTAAATTGGCCATGTGTTAATTTCCTCTCACTCGCGGCACTGAACTTCTGTTGATCAAAGCTGGAGTTAATATTAGATTCTTCCTGGTTTCCTGCAACACCGCAATTCTCCTAGTTTCTGTAGATGCTGTATTTACACGACTTTCCATCAAACATTCTATGATGCGATTATACTCTGGCACCACAAGGGTCCTTATCTCCTGTAGGGCCTTGATTGTGAAGAAGGGATCCACCTGTGATATGAGGCGTGCCTCTGTGAGTTCAAACGCGAACGCCGCCAGTGTCAATGGTTGCATCTTTGCCAAGATGTAATTCAAGTTGCTGACAGCAGTGAACTGCGCCCCCAGCGTGGTTGGTTGCAGTTGGGCCAGCACGTAGTTGAGGTTGCTCAATTGTGAGAACGCTGCCACGAAAGATGGTGATGGTCCAAAGGTGGCGTTGGCATTCTGTGCAGAGGCAAAGGCCGTGTTGTAGATGATTGGAGAGGGTTGATCTCTCAATCTATTGGGCGTGTTGGCCTGTGTCACGGATGCCAACAGGCTGCCCACCCCTGATGCGATTTGATAGAATGCGTTGCCTGACAAAGAAGCCGCTGCCGTGAATTCAAAAGGCGCCGTCTGATCCCGCAGCCTATTACACGTGGTGTCTGCCTGTGTGGCCACCGCGGCCGCACTGCTGGTGGCTGACTTGAGATAGCCGCCAAGGGCTTTGAATACTATGCCAAATGTGAAGGACACGCCAGTGCCCCAGGAGTCACCATACCATTCATCCCAGGTCCTGTCTATGTATTCTCCGTCCTCTGAAAATTGATCCCACGTGTAGTCATCTGACACACCCAGTGAGGCTTCAAAAACATAGGGTGGTTCATCCTCGCCAAACAGTATGGGAAAGAAGACTACGTAGTCTGACTCTACATATGGAGGGAATGAGGCCATTGAATGGCTCCTACGCTAACGATATGGTAAGGTTGCCTGTGGCCACCTGGAAGGTGTCACCGTTTAGTATCTCTTTGCTGTTGGAGAGCAATCCATAATACATCACCTCGTTGGGCGCCAGGGTAGAACCATCTGAGGTCCTGCCCTCGTCAATGATCGCTATGCAGGTCACTGTGGATCCTGATCCAGCCGCATTGTTGTAGTTGGCTGATGCTGTGGGAAAGGTGCAGTTGGCTGTGTTGGATATGGATCCTGTGGTGGTGTCAGTGCCAAAAATAATCTGCGTCCTTGTGTATGAGGCGTTGTTGATCTCATAATGGCCCCAGTTGGCGGTGCTGTCTGAGTTCACTTGTCCTGCTTCAAGTGCTGCCAGCACATCTGATGCTGGGCCTGAAAATAATGCCAATTTAATATTGGCCGCTAGGGGCGGCGAGTAAGGACTGGCATAGCCCCGCAGGGTGCCGTTCAGTATGTGGTTCTCAAGTGCGTTGGAAGCCGCTGACATAAATCTTATCTCCTGGTTGTAATTACCTTTTTATTTAGCCTTGCCATTATGCATCATTGTCACTGATAGTTATTGTCATTCTAGCACTGGTGGCCAGTCCACCTGCACTGACCTTGTAAGAGGGTATCAATCCAATCTTTGAAGATGTTGCTGTGTTGCTGGATTCCGTTATAGTTTTCTTGAAGAAAAATTGTATGGGGTAGATGTTGGTTGGTCCACTGGTTCCATTGGTGCCCTCCGTGGAGAAAGTTGAAAAATTATTGGTATGGGTGTAGTTTCCTCCTGACAGCACGGCGGTTGCATCCACATTTGACGTTATGGTTATTGTGTTTGATACGTCAGATTGAAAGTCACCAGTGTTGTAATTTGAATATCTGCCATAGACCAATTTCAATTGACACGTCCTGCTGAGGTCAGGGGTGTTTGCATTAATGTAAGTCACCTGCATGGATTTTATCACTACACTGAGAATTTTTCCTGGTGTTAAAATGGTCACAGTGCTAAAGTTTGATTCTGGCTCTGTGGAATCTATATACCCCCGCGTGTCACTGCCACTAAATGCTGTTGACATGGCAAAAAAACCCGTTGGGTCCATTGAGATGCCAGAAGCACTGGACCCTTGGGCAAGAAAATCAAACGGATTGTTGGTGAGTGACACATTGCCTATGAATTTCCTAGATCCTAAGAACATTAACTTATTCTCTGAGTGATGTTGCCAATGTAATTAGTTCCATCAAAGAAAACCACCACGAAATCAATAAAATTAACTAACTGTGTCAATGTGGGTGCACCACCTGGAAATTTAACCAGGGTAGAACCATCTGAAGTGAACGTGGCTGATTTGCCATTGGCGTTGACATTGATAATCAAACTGACACTGCTGCCAGTGACCATGTTGCTGAAAGTGAAAGTGGTGTTGTCATTCAAGGTCATCCTATGCACTGGCGCAACTGTGGCGTCCACGGTGATGGAACCAGATGTGCTGGCTATGGCGTTGATGGTCTCCTTAGGGCTTTCCTTGACGTTGAAGAATCCTCCGTTGCTGTCACCTAGTGTGAACTTGGCGGTGGTTGCATTATAAACAAGGATGTCGCCATCTGATAGAGAGCTCACGTTGAAGAAGTCTATGACGTCATTGGTGTTGAGTATGTTCTGGTTGATGTCCGTGCGTGCCAATCTGGGCGAGTCGCTGCCAGAGTCTGTGTGGGTTGTGGTGGCTTTGGATGCTGAGGGCCAAGTGGTCATTTAGTGTGTTCCTTTCATGTTATGCGAATCCCTTGTCCAAGATGCCAATGAAGTTGGTTCCAGTATTCACTATCCTCACCACGTCAATGGCATTGGCCGCTGTGCTGAGTGTGGCACTGCCCGCGGCGAACTTCACTGCCGTGCTTGTGTCAGTGCTGAACGTGGCGGTTCTGCTGCCTGTGCCATCCTGTGTGACGATGATGGTCACGGTCTGTCCCGTGCTGAGATTGTTCAATGTGAAATCTGTGTTGCCTGTCAGCGTCACTGTGAATATGGGTGCGAGATCCGTGTTCACTGCTATGGAGGCAGAGAATGTCAATGCTGATACCTTTTCCCTAAATCCCTCAATGGTGCCCAGGCGTGATAGATAGGCATCTTCAGCTGAATAGAATGCGTATTTGTTGGTGGCACCCGCGCCGCTGTTGACGTAGAATCCATAATAATTGGTTGATATGTTGGTTGTGGTGGCTGGTGCGGCATAGAATCCATGATCATTGGTTATGACCCTGGTGGCAATGGCACCCGTGCCTGCAGTCAATGTGGTATCTGCCACATAACCAAACACGTTGGTGGCTCGCGTGGTCTCGCCCGTGTTGGCCCTGATGGAGTTGACGGCCCTGTGTCCCATGACGTTGGGCACTGTGAGATCTCCCCCATGTCCCTCCACTATCTCTGTGAAAGCACTTCCCCCAAATATGTTGGGTGACGTCTTGGTGCCCCCGCCTGAGTTGGTCAATATGGTGTTGGTGGCTGATCCCCTGATTCCTGAGCCCCTGCTGGTGATTCCAGAAGCTGTGGCACCATTGAGGTCAAACAGGGCAATGTCACTGTTCTGTATCACGAATGCTGTGTTGTTGTATGTGGTGGCAGAGCTGTCTGCCTTGGCAGATATGATCCTGTTGTTGACCCTATATTTTCCAGCATCAGTTGTTATGTTGGGTATGGCAAGATCGCTGAATAATATTGTGGTTCCCCTTACAGAACCACTGTCAAAGGCTGGAAAATTTGTGCTGACTGGAGTGAATGGATAATTGACAGCGGATAAAACTTTGTTGATGTTGACTTCTCCCGTGCCATTGGTGACCAAGTTAATGTTGCCGTTGGTGTCTCCCGTGATGGATCCCAAGAATGTGGCATCACCCGTGAATGTACTGGTGCTGGTCACTGCCAAGGTGTTGTTGATCGTGGTCACGCCTGCCACGTTGAGTCCGTCCACCACGTTGATGGCGGCTGAATCTTCTGATATGAGGTCGTTGGTCACTATGGTCTTGGCGTTGAAGGTGCCTGACACGTTGACGTTGTCGCTGATCTGTATCGCTGATGAATCACCAGATGATATCTCATTTACTTCTATGTTCTTGCTGCCAGTTATGGTCAGTGTGTCACCTGACACTGCCGTGGTGATGTTCTGTGCGCCTGCTATCTTGAATGTCTCGTTTTGGCTGACTGTGGTTCCAGTTGAGTCATCACCCACTAGGGTTATGCTGCCAGAGGCACCTGTTATGGTCAGGGTCTGTCCTGAAACTGCCGTGGAGACCGTGCCCGCGCCCGCGACCTTGAGCGTGTTGCCCTGGCCTATGTCTATGACTGTGCTGTCATCGCTGGCCACACCAAATGTGGCATCTCTTAAATTGATTAGATTGGAATCCAATTCCGCGTGTGTCAAACTGGCGGACTTGGGTATGGTATCCGTGCTCACTGTGCTGGAGCTGGATGCTCTCGTGACTAATTTGGCTTTGTTTGGCATTGTGGATCCCTCGTTATGCTGGAGTATTTATACAGATCCAGTTTTTTATTCTCTGTTATGCGTATGCTTTTTCTATCACACCAAGGAAATTGGTTCCATCATTGTAGACTCTCACCACGTCAATGGCATTGGCCGCGGTGCTCAACGTGGGCGTGCCACCTGCGAATTTGACTGCTGTGGAAGTGTCTGATGTGAATGACGCTGTCCTTGATCCCGTGGCATCCTGTGTGATGATCAAGGTCACTGTCTGACCTGTGGACAGACCAGTGATACCAATCTGTGTGTTGATGCCCAGTGTGACCGTATGCACAGGTGCCAGATCCGCATCCACAGTGATGGTGCTACTGCTGGTCAGTGCATTTTGTTTTTCTCTATATCTCTCTATGGTGCCCAATCTTGATAGATAGGCATCATCAGCTGAGTAGAATGCGTATTTGTTGGTGGCAGTGGCACCCGTGTTGGCCACGAAGCCATAGTAGTTGGTGACTAGATTGCTTGAGGTTGATCCCTGTGAGAAATATCCATATTCGTTGGTGACGAACCTATTGGTTCCACTGGCGCCTGTGCCACCCGCTGCGATGCCCTCTGCCAGGTAGCCATAGGCATTGGTGATCCTTGTGAATTCACCCGTGTTGGCCCTGTTGCTGATGAAGGATCTAAATCCCATCGCATTCACCACTGTGAGGTCACCACCGTGGGCATTGTCTATTTCCACAAATGCTGATCCACCCATGAGGTTGGGCCCTGTCTTGGTGCCGCCCGCGGTGTTCTTTAATATCACGTTGTTGGCCTCGCCCCTAACGCCAGCACCACGCGATCCTGTGAGTGTGCTGCCAAATGATTGCCCATTGATGTCCAGCACTATTAAATCAGTGTTCTGTATGATGTAATCTGTGTCATCGTATGTGGTGGAATCGTTGGGGTGCTTGATGGAGACCACTCTAGTGTTGGCCCGCACACGCTGTTCTGCCTGTGTGATGTCTCCCTGTGTGAGATTGCTATACAGCATCCTAGTGCCCACATATGACGTAGAAGTGGCCGCCGCCCAGTTGGTGTTGCCTGATGCGGGTGTCTGTGGGAAATTGGTGCTGTCAAAACTCTTGTGCAGATCTAGGTAGCCAGTACCATTGACTGCCAAGGTGATGTTGCCGTTCACCCCATCCGCTATCACGATGCTGCCTGAGTTGGTTCCTGAATTGGTGTCCAGGGTGAGGTTGGCTGTACCATTGCTGGTGAGTCTGACGTCAGCGTTGATGATGCCTACCCTAAATTCTGCAGTTTCTGCTTTTACCTTGCCCGTGCCGTTGGGCGTGAGGGAGATGTCTTGGTTGATGCCATCCTGTATGGTGATGGTGCCTGAATTGGTTCCAGAATTAGTGCTCAATATGAGATCACCCGTGCCATTGGTGGTGATGGTGGCATTGGCATTGGCATCACCTATCTGCACTGTGTCTGCTGTGAGAAGAACATCACCCGTGCCGTTAGGTGCCAGCTCTATCGCGCCGTTGCTGACGGAAACCACTTGTGCGATAACTGGACTTGTCAATGTTTTATTTGTCAAAGTCTCTGCACCAGTCAGTGAGACAAAATCATCACCTGACAATGCTGTGTTGAATTCAGCCAATGTGCCAGTGATGGTGTTTGTGGTCAATGAAATTGATTTGTTGGTCAATATCTGTGAACCAGTTAGTGTGGCCACTGTGCTGTCTATGGCTATGGTGCCCGTGGTTGTGATGGTGCCACCCGTCAATCCCGTGCCTGCCGTGATGGAGGTCACTGTGCCATTTCCTGCAGATGTAAAACTTAACACTCCTGATCCATTTGTTGCCAGCACCTGTCCATTGGTTCCATCAGATTGCGGATAACTGATGCCATCTATGACCACTGAACCTGTGCCGTTGGGTGTTATGGAGATGTTGCCGTTGACGCCATCTGCAATAGTGATAGATCCAGTGTTGGTTCCACTATTGGTATTGAGAATTAAATCACCAGTGCCGTTGGTTGTGATTGTGGCATTTGTGTTGGAATCACCAATTTTCACGGTGTCCGTTTCTATATCCACAAGACCCGTGCCGTTGGGCACGAGGGAGATAGGTTGATTGGCTCCCGCCGTGATTTGAATGTAGCCTGAGTTGGTTCCTGAATTGGTGTCAAGTCTCAAAAATTTATTACCATTGGTTGTGACCAAGCCTTCGTTTGTGCCATTGCCCACAACCACATAACCCTCCCTCATGGGACGTAGAACAATGTTTCCGTTTGCCCCGTGGTTATATTCCAGCAGTATAGTTGAGCTGGTGTTGGGACCTGTATTTTCTCCAGCACGTAATATCATGTCTCCGCGGCCTGCTGAGGTCAGGGTCACATCATCATCGTTTTGACCAAATTCTATTGTGGGAGATTGAAGGGTGATATCTCCTGTGCCGTTGGATACGATGGAGATAATGGAATTGGACGGGCCTGATATTGTGGTTCCCGTGATTGTGAGATCACCTGTTCCTCCCCCACCCGTGGCAGTAATGGTCAACACATCACCGCTCATGGCAGTGGTTATGCCTGTGCCTCCTGCTATCTTGACAGTTTCATTGTCTGATATGCGAGTGCCCGTTGAGTCATCGCCCACGAATGTGATGCCCTGTGCTGAGGCATTGCCCCAACTTAAATTGCCAGCACCATCCGTGATCAATGCTTGACCGTTGGTGCCATCCACCTTGGGCCAATAATGGGTGTCCAATTCAATTTGACCTGTGCCGTTGGGCCAAATATTGATTCCACCGTTGGCACCTGGTTTCAACTCAATTCGTGATGACGTGTCAACAACATTGGTGCGTAATATCAAATCAACCGCACCGTTGGTACCAAGTGTGCCACAGCTACTGCCTGATCCCAAAGTTGTGAAATCACTTTTGAGAAATGTTGTGTTGTTGGTGTCTGGAGCAATTTCAATTTTTCCGCTATCAAAAAGTTTTATGAAAGGGGTAGAATCGCTGCCAATCTTGATTGTGAAATCACCACTGGTTGATCCATTACTAGTTAAAATGACATTGGCATTTTGATCTCCCACCCTCACAGTGTCAGCATTGAGATTGATATCTCCTGTGCCACCTGCTGTGATGTCTATGTCAGCATTACTGGGTCCTGATATGGTGCTGCCAGCAATGGTCAACTCACCCGTGCTACCGCTAGCTGTCACAGTGATGGTGCTGCCAGTGGCCGTGATCGTGGCTCCACCCGCACCTGCAAATTTTATTGTGTCTCCCGCCTTGATGTCTATGCCCGTGCTGTCATCGCCCACTATGCTGAATGTCTGGTCTCTCAAATTTAAAAAATTGCTGTCCAACTCGTTGTTGGTCATGGCAGCATTCTTGGGCAGTGCGTCTGTTGTGACTGTGGTTGTGCTAATGCCGCGTGTGGTTAGCTTGGCTCTGGATGGCATGGTTCTCCCTGATTGTTATGTGTGGATATTTATTGGCGTGCGCCAATCACGCTGTGCTATTCAAAATGGTCGTGGAAGGTGTTCAGCGCCATCATGTCCAGCTCCTGGTTCACCACTTCGCGGAACAGCATCATGAGACGCCATATCATGACGTTGTTGTTGTTGGTGGTCCATTTGTCTCCACGCTGCCTCAGATGCACTGGCCGCCTCTGCAACACGTCATTGCACCACTGTGCCATGTCATGGTCCCAGTGCGTGTTGAACTTGGCCAGGCTCACCATGTTGTGTATGAAATGCCCAGCCAGCTCTGCGTCAGCGGAGTTGAAATCCACCTCTCGCCACAGCTCAGCGTCATTCTTCACGGGCTTGCCGTGTTGTTTTTCGTGTTGTTCCAGTCGCTCAAACACGAACACCGCTGACTTTATTCCGTCGTGATATTTTATATTTGCCATAGTGTTATTTTACTATCATTGTTCACTGGTGTCAAGCCCCCGTGGCGGGGTGAGTTGATGCCGCTTCCGCGCGGCGCCACGCATGACCACGCTCCTGTTCTTGAGCGTGACGTTGTGCTCGTGCCATCCCAGCCTGTGATCCAGCCTGGCGAGATTGACGGCACCCCTCTGCCTGCCCCATGAGCCTGGTATGCTGTTGATGATGTTGAGATACTGCGGCCACGTCAGCGTCCACTCCTGGTGCCTGTATGCGGCCTGGTTCTTGGCCACCAGCCACTTCCTCCTGATCTGCCTGGCCCTGGGATCCGTGCCCGTGATCCACAGGTGCGGAAATGTCCTGCGCCTCAGGGGTGATGGCCTTCCTCTGAGTGGTGATGGCGTGCCTGGTTTGGGTCCTTTGGGTGTTGTATTCATGTGTGTATTTAACAATTATACATGACAGCAATAAAAAAGTCAATCATGTGTCAGTGTTGAATCAGGGCAGTGAATATGAGTACACTGCCCTGACATATGGCCACTTGTGGTAAACAAGTGAGGCCGCGGGATCTTAGCGGTATCAGCACTCCCCCGTGGCTGATTATTTAAGTGCGGCGAGGTGTGCGACGTTTTTTTTATCGCGTTTTTTTATTTCTTTATTGCGTTTTTTTTTATTTTTTATCGCGTAAAATTATTGTGTGCGTGCGGTTGCTACTCGCAACATTTTTCCCAGTATTCTTCTAGATCTCCACCAAGTTCTCTGAAGATTTCACTTTGTAAATCATTCACAACTTGATGATGACTATTGCAATAGTGATCATCAGTTGGATCAACAAATGCTGGTTTGATATCATACAAGTCCGCGGCTCTTTCCACTGCCATGTCCCAGGCCTTGTCCATTAATTCCTGTAGTTTTGCAGGTGTCATGGTCGCTCCTTCAGCGTTAGATTTGTTTTGGCACGGTGTCTGCCTGGGTCTCCAACATCCTGACACTTTCGTCCCATACTTCTTGTTTGATCCTATAGGCACCAATATACCCATCATCATCCCA